GGGCTGACCGGAGCCTGTGCCCTTGATCATCGCCTTCTCGACTGCCTTGATCATAGCCTCCGCGATGTTGTCCGCGACGGTCGCTTCAAATACGTCAAGGGTAGTCACGGTCACTTCAAAGGAAAGAGCCACCTTGCAGGTGAGCTTGTGGTAGGCGAAAGTGATGGAAGTCACTGCCTTCTTCTGTGTTTCGCCATTAGTACGTTCAGCGCTCCATGCAGCGGTCGGCTTTACGGAACTGGTCGGCACAGAAACGCCGCCCTTGAAGTTGGTATGAGTGATGCGGCTCCAGAGCTTCCCGGTACTTTCCATCTTCTCATAAATCTTCTTCACGATCGTGGTCGGGATCACCGCGCCGACATCGCCTGTGGTGGTCTGCTCGGCCTGATTCACCATGCCGGGCATCTTCAGCGCGGAGCCTGTGAGCATTGCGTCCATGAACGCGAGGCGGTACTCCTTGCTGCCGTACATATCGCCCTTAGCGCCGCCGGCAGCAGGTTCGGGAGAGCCGGAAAGGGCCGCACCTCCTGCGTTTACCATGCCGGGAATCCCGACAGGAGCCTTGTTCAGCGCCGCAAGATTGGCTTGCGCGGTAAGTTCCTGTCTGTGCTCGTCGTCGAGCTTTTCGATATCTGCCTTGATACCGTCAAAGTCCGCGTAGCGGTGCTCGTTTACAGCCGCCTCAGCCAGAGCCATGAGCTCCGCTCTTCTTGCCTCAAAAGTAGTTGCGTTTGCCATAGT